GGAAGCCCTGGCTAAGGTTGATTCTGTTTTGGATGATGCTCTTAACGAAGTAATGTGGGAGGTGTCTGAGGATAACTATCAGATCTTCCTTACAGGTAAGGGTAACTTCCGTTATGACATAGCTGTATCCCATGAGTACAAAGGTAACCGTAAGGGTGTAGAGAAACCAGCACACCTACAGGCTATTCGTCAACACATGATTGACAACTGGTCAGCCATTGTGTCTAAGGGGGAAGAGGCTGACGATCTACTAGGAATTTGGGCTACTGCGTATGGTCCTAACGCCACCATCATATCCATTGACAAAGATATGTTGCAGATCCCTTGTCACCATTACAACCCTAATAAGAAAACCTTTACTACAATGTCAGAACGTGAGGGTGCTAAGTTCTTCTACACGCAGATCCTTACGGGTGATAAAGCAGATAACATCATAGGTCTCTATGGTATTGGCCCCAAGAAGGCAGAAAAGTTATTAGCTGATTCTGTTACTGACGAAGAGATGTACGAAGAGTGCTTACGTGCATACGGTGGTGAAGAGGATCGTGTCATTGAGAACGCCAGGTTACTATGGCTTCGTCGTTACGAAGGACAACTATGGGAGCCACCTAAATGCGTTTCAGATCAGGCTTAGAGAAAAGGACAGCTGCTTGGCTAACTCTTCGTAGGGTTAAATTCAAGTATGAGAAGACGAGAATACCTTACGCTGTGTCAGAGGTGCGTCACTACACACCAGACTTCCAGTTACCTAATGGGATCTACATTGAGACAAAGGGTAGGTTTCTTCCGTCAGATAGAAAGAAACATTTACTTGTCAAAAAACAGTATCCAGAGCTTGACATTCGGTTTGTTTTCAGTAATCCTAAGGCCAAGATCAGGAAAGGTTCTAAGACATCTTATGCTGATTGGTGTGACAAACATGGGTTCTTGTATGCACAAGAGTATATACCTGTTGAGTGGGTAAAGGAAAAGAAGAAATGATCTTAAAGATACACAGGGTAACAAGTGGTCCTTACTTCTTAGACGAAGAGAACTGCTACTATAACATCTGTTTAGTTGAACACGAGGATGGGACCATGGAGGAAGACGAGATACTTATGGATGACTTTGACAGTGCCTATGAAATGATTAAGCACTTAAGTACAACCATAGAGCCAATCATCCTAGAATATAATCTAGGGGCAAACTAATGGTGCTTGACAATGTTTGACTTAGATAGTAAACTTCGTGCTCTTGTCGAAAACTACGGCTTAGAATTGCTGTTAGAACAGAACGAGATCTCAGAAAGACTTATCATAGAATACCTAGTAGACGAAGGTCTTATAGACTTAGACGACTACTTCAACTTAGACGCAGAAATGGCTGAATGGAAAAGGATAGAAGAATGATTACAGCAGAAGACATCGAGGCATTTAGCATTGTCAATGTCACACCTATGGAATACTCTTACTGGGTAGAGGGTAAGATCGTAACTGAGGGAGATGACAGACTTGTCGAGAACATCTTAGGTTTGGTTGGCGAGGCGGGTGAGGTAGCTGAGAAGATTAAGAAGTATCGTAGAGACAACACCAAGATCAACCAGAAGGAGATCATCAAAGAGTTGGGTGATGTTGTGTTCTACGCAACTGCCTTGGCTAACTACTTCTACAGTAACCTACCTGAGGTACTGGAGGCTAACATGGACAAACTGAATGACAGGTATACTCGTGGTGTCATTAAAGGCTCGGGGGACAACAGATGAAACAGAGATGGGTAAATAATATATTTGTGAGGTTCATGCGGTACTGTATTATGTGGTCAGAGCATAGAGCAGCAGTCAAGATCTTAAACCAATTATCCGATAGAGAACTAAAAGACATTGGCATGAGTAGGCAAGACATTGACCGTATGGTCTGGCTAGAAGAAGATAAAACAATGCGAGGACGAGGTAAATGAGCAGCAACCTACTACCGACAGACTACCAGACCTTTATTGCTACCTCACGGTATGCACGTTGGTTGGACAAAGAAGGACGCCGTGAGAACTGGGGTGAGACTGTATCTCGTTACATGGACAACGTGGTACGTCCTGTTGTTGGTGGCAACACTTACATTGACCAGCTAGAGGAAGCTATCCTTAACCTTAGTGTCATGCCATCCATGCGTTCACTTATGACAGCAGGGCCAGCTGCTAGTCGTGACAACACTTGTATGTACAACTGTTCGTATCTACCCGTAGATGACCTTAAGGCCTTCGATGAGGCTATGTTTATCCTCTTGTGTGGCACTGGTGTCGGGTTCTCCGTCGAGCGCCAATTCATCAGCAAGCTCCCAGAAGTGCCTCAGCTCTTCGAGAGTGAGTCTGTCATTGTCGTTAAGGACAGTAAAGAAGGTTGGGCTAAGGCTCTCCGTCAAGTTATTGCACTCCTCTACAGTGGTGAGATCCCTAAGTGGGATGTATCTAAGGTGCGTCCTGCCGGTGCCCGTCTTAAGACATTCGGTGGACGTGCGTCAGGACCAGCACCATTGATAGACTTGTTTAACTTTGCTGTCAATACATTCCGTGCAGCAGAGGGACGTAAGCTGTCATCTGTAGAATGCCACGACTTAATGTGTAAGATCGGTGAGGTAGTTGTAGTTGGTGGTGTAAGACGTAGTGCTATGATCTCCCTGAGCAACCTTTCGGATGACCGTATGCGTCATGCTAAGTCTGGCTCATGGTGGGAGAACAATCCCCAACGTGCTTTGGCTAACAACTCTGTGTCATATACGGAGAAGCCAGACGCTATGTCATTTATGCGTGAGTGGACAGCCTTGGTTGAGTCAGGCTCAGGTGAACGGGGTATCTTTAACCGCCAGGCCTCAAAGAAACAAGCGGAGAAGAATGGACGCCGTGATCCTAACTATGAGTTCGGGACCAATCCTTGCAGTGAGATCATCCTACGTCCTAACCAATTCTGTAATCTAACAGAGGTTGTTGTTAGAGCTACAGATAACTTTGACAACCTAGCCCACAAGGTTAAGTTGGCTACCATCTTGGGTACGATCCAGTCTACCTATACCAAGATGCCTTACCTTCGTAAGATCTGGACTACCAACACAGAAGCTGAACGTCTGCTAGGGGTGAGCCTTACAGGCATTATGGACAATCCGTTAATGACCAGTAAGAATGCTGGCTTAGATAAAACATTGGAGAAGTTACGTGAAATTGCAATCGAAACTAACGCTGAGTGGGCTGGCCTTCTTGGCATTCCTGTTGCTGCTGCTATTAGCTGTGTTAAGCCATCGGGAACAGTCAGCCAACTCGTTGACTCAGCCTCTGGGATACACGCCCGACACAATAACTACTACATCAGAACCGTTCGAGGAGACAACAAAGACCCCTTGACACAATTCATGATTGACCAAGGTATTCCTAGTGAGCCATGTGTCATGAAGCCAGACCAGACTACAGTGTTTAGCTTCCCTATGAAGTCTCCTGATAATGCTGTCACACGTAATGACACAACAGCAATAGAACAACTGGAGACCTGGTTGACCTACCAACGCCACTGGTGCGAACATAAGCCATCCGTTACGATCTCCGTTAAGGATGCTGAGTGGGTGGACGTAGGTGCCTTCGTGTACAAACACTTTGATGAGATGAGTGGTGTTTCTTTCTTACCTCACTCTGACCATACGTACCAACAGGCACCCTACCAAGACTGTGGTAAGTCTGAGTACGAACAACTGTTGTCACTTATGCCCGAGGCTATCGACTGGACTTCTCTTGCTGACTACGAGAAAGAGGACAACACTTCAGGTAGTCAGACTATGGCTTGCTCAGGTGACTCTTGTGAGATTGTGGACTTGACATGAGTTGGGTAGTCTTAGGTAGAACACAGTGCAACTTCTGTTATGATGCTAAGGCTATGTTGCGGGGTAGGGGGTTGGCATACACCTCCTACACCCTCGACTCCCCTAGCAGTAAATGGCTATTGACATTAATCAAAGATGCTGGTATGACGACTGTACCCCAGATCTTTAACCCTAAAGGTGAGCACATTGGTGGCTATACCGAACTAAAGGAACTACTCAATGACAGCAGTACGGAAGAGTTTTAGTCGAGCACTATACGAAGCGTATGATAGTCCTGCCCGTGATGCCTTGGTCTCCTACTTGGAGGCTAAGGGTCACACGATAGTTAACAACGAAGAGAACTTTAATGTTGACGTTGTATCACAGAAGAATGGATACACCTATTTCAATGAGGCTGAAGTAAAGACAGCATGGAAAGCTGACTGGCCTACGCATTGGACAGAGATCCGTATTCCTGAACGTAAGCAACGTCTGTTAGATAAGCACACAGAAGAAAATGGTGTCCTTAACTTCTATATCTTTCGTCCTGACTTCAAGCAAGCATGGCGTATTAAAGACACACAGCTCACCAAGGAAAGCCTTAAGGGGGCTAAGGGTAGGTATATCACACATGGTGAAAAGTTCTTTCACATTCCTTATGTAGAAGCTGAGTTGGTTAACTTATGAATAACATTGAACCACTACAAAAGCCTACACGTACCCGCCGTAAGACAAACTATAAGGGAGCAGCAACAAAGAAGACATCAGGCCTAGTCCCTCGCACACCTAAGCAAAAGGACTTCATTGATGCGTTGTCAAATAACAACCAGGTCTTTGTTCTCGGGCCTGCTGGTACTGGTAAGACTTACGTTACTGCCACCTACGCAGCTGACCTATACGCTACCAAGGCTATTGACAAGATCGTAATTACCCGTCCCCATGTAGCCGTAGGAAAAGAACTAGGGTTCCTTAAGGGTGACCTTCAGGAGAAGACTATGCCATGGGCCTTGCCTGTGCTAGACGTATTGGAGAAGCATCTTGGTAAAGGAACCGTTGAGACAGGGATCAAGAATGGCAACATTGAGATGGCACCTCTTGCACTTATGCGTGGGCGTAGCTTCGATAATGCCTTCATAATCGTTGATGAGACACAGAACATCACCACTCACGAACTTAAGATGTTGCTTACTCGTGTTGGTGAAGAGTCAACGATTGTACTTAATGGGGATGTCCAACAGTCTGATCTTAAGGAAGCCGATGGTCTCTCAAAGGTCATCCACTTAGCTAAGAAACATATGCTACCTGTGCCTATCATTGAGTTTGGTGTGGAGGATATTGTCAGGAGTGACATATGTGCTCAGTGGGTCAAGGTCTTCATGAAAGAAAAACTCTAAACTAAAAGTAAAGCCCCTTGGATTTCTCCTTGGGGCTTTAAACTTTATTTCTTTTTTGTCATCATCGTCATTGATTTCTTTTTCTTAACTGGCTTCTTCTTAGTTGCACCAGTTCCGTATGAAATCTTCTTACCGTTTTTGTATGGCATATTACTTCTTCCTCTTCTTTGCTGTCTTGGCTGCTTGTTTAAAGTTCTTAGCTGTAGGTGCACCTTTACTCCCTACCTTGCGCATCTTCTCACCTGATCCTGCTGCTATTCGTTTACGTTTAGCATGGATGTTTGCGTATAATCCTTTAGCCATGGCACTACTTTCCTTTATAGCCTGAGGCTTTTATAGCCTTCCCTTGCTTCTCAGCTTGGGCCTTCGTTGGGTAGCACTTACCAGACTTGCCCCATTTCCATCCGCCTTTGCACTTCATCACAGGCATTAGGCACTCTCCCCTACCTTAAAACAATTTGGTTTAGCATAGATACCATTGCTAATAAGGGTAGCAGCCATGTTAACTGCATCTTGTTCACACTCTAAACGTGTGTACCAAAGATTATCTTGGTTACCCACCACAATACAGGACGAAGCCTCTAAGGTCTGACAAGCCATGACTACAGCTAACCACATTACCACTTCACCTTGTTAGCCCAATAGGCTGCTGACATCTTACCCTTGGCAATATTCTTGGCATGACGGGCTTTGAATGCTTTGTTACGGGCTGATCCATCGGGGCTACCCTTGACACCCTGTTGACCAAACCTAATTGTTTTAATCTTGTCACCCTCTTTGGCAACAACAACATGAGACTTAGTTGCATGACCAGGTGTAGCCTTAGGTTTATTGAAACCTGATACGCCAGCACGTTCTAGTCTTGGATCCTTCTTAGCCATCACCACTTCCCTTGTTTTTTGCCGAGGAAATAAATTCCCACGCCGAGGATACCAACGCCTGATACCACCACCAGAATGCCCAAAGTCCACTCGATAATCGCCTGCTTAATCTCCGCCTTGCGATATAGAGTTTTCTGACGATCCTTGCGCACTTGAGATTCGATGCGTAGAAGTTCCTCCCAAGCAGACTGACCATAGGCAAACTGGATATATTGCTTAATATCTGCACGAAGAGCCTCCGCTTGTTTCTTTTTGGCGAAGATGTCTATTGCACTGGGGCCAGTACCACCAAACAACACGGCATACCAAGGTTGATTCTCAGCTGACTTATGTGCAAACTCCAAGTCTGAAATAGCTCCAGCAAATTTAGCTAAGTCGTTAGAGATACCAGCAATATCTTTACCTAACTGTATGCCTTTCTTAATGGCAGATACAGCTGTCTGTGCTGCTGCAAAGGCTGTAAACTGATCAATCATTAGGTCTACCTAGGGTCACGGTTAGATGAAGTCTTCTCCATCATAACCCTAATGGACTTAATATTCTCGTCAATACGAGCTAAGGTCAAAGCCTGAGACTGGACTACATTCTCCAGGGCTGAAAGCCTTACGTCTTGCCTAAGCAATTCCTTCTCATTATTTTTGATGGTATTGTCTAACGATGACACATACCATACTAAAGAAACCGTTTGTATAAATATAGCCACAACAAATGTCAGTGGTACTGACTTAGATAAATGCCACTCTTGATCTTGGCTCATTTTGCAAACCCCGCACCGAAATATAGTCCAACGATAGCTGACACAATGTGTGTGTCCAGCGGTGTGATGACGAACCCTTGGGCAGACTGCCATACAATCTGCTTGTCAGGTCCAAACAGGAAGTTCCAGAAACCCCCTTGTACTTCTGTGTACCCTACAAACACGGGTACTTCTGGATACCACACAGCTACGAGCTTAGGTAGTACGATGATTGAAATGACAGCTGAGAGTGCTATGATCCTTCGTGTCCATGCGAAGTGTTTGTCTTTTGATCCATACTCTCTGGCCGTGTTGGTTGCTCCTATGAGCATAGCCTGTTGTTCTGCTTTGTTCTTGTTGCTTTGGCCCCATATGGACATGACACCACCTAGCACGGTGGAGAATAGCATGGTGATGAGTTCTAAGGGGAGACCAAACATTAGGGAGCCTTTATTTGAGCTATCAAATCACTTACAGGCTTGCCAGCAAACAAGTCATTGCCATACGACCAGCCTCTATTTCCACCCATGTCTATGTGGA